TAGATAAGTCATGCCGCAATCGTGGCAGCTGCCCATGGTGCGCAAAGGGGAGGCAGCATAAACATCAACGTAGGGCACCTATGGTGTCCTCTGAAACGACACAACAGGAGAAACAGGCATGAACACATATGATGCCATTGGCCTTGCAGAAGGTTTTGTAGAGGCAGAATCAGAGGAACAGGTCATTGAAGCATGGCAATATTTGCACGATACTGGCCTTGCGTATCGCATGCAAGGATGGTTCGGCAGGACTGCACAGGCTTTGATTGAACAGGGAGTGATATCACCGTGAGCGCCGACAATCAATACGCCCAGCGCAAACTAGACCAGTGCAGGCGGCTCATAGAACAATGTGGGCACTACTACACAGAAACCCAGGATAGCATTTACCTGAGAATACAGAGAGAGTCAGAACAAGATTGTGTATACTGGCAGGCCATGCAGGCAGGTAACACGCACGAACAAGCATGTCAAATGGCCTATGGGAGGATCAAATGAGACCAAAGACAAGGGCACTGTTGCAGCATTGCGTTGAAAACGGGATCATATATGGGTATGCCCGCGCACATAAACACACTGATATTCCAGACCAGTACCTGATTCAGCAGTCAATTGAGCGGGAAATCTGGGGCATGATTGATGAGTACTTTGACTTTGAAGAACCGCACGACCGCAAGGATTAACTACTTTTTGGCATCAAAAACACAACAAACCACATGAACATGAGGATAACTAGTTATGTCACTACGTCCAACCCACAACAAAGAAGCCGAACAGGCGGCAGTAGAGAAGCATAAGAGAGCCTTCCTGGCAAAGGGAGGCATTATTGAGGTGTTGCCGCCTATGGAGTTCACCTACAGACTGTACACAGTAGCGGACGGCGGCGCTAAAGGCGACCTGATGCTGTACGCTGATAAGTACGATGCCACTACTGGCGGCAGGTCTGCCATCAAGGTTAACAAGTGGCAGCGGAACGCTGAGGGCGGTTACAATGGCGTATGATATTCTGACAGATCAGCCGCCACCAGGCGCACACAGGACACCTAACAAATACCCGTTTGCCTCTATGGGCATAGGACAATCATTCATACTGCCAAAAGGGCAGGAAAGGCGCATTACGAAGGCGGCATACAGGTGGCGTGAACGCTACATGCCGTGGGCGTTCAGAGTAGGCAAGGATCGTGATGGTAATAAGCGTTTATGGCGTACTGATGACACACATAAGCGCACCAAAGGCGGTGCGTAATAGCAACGCTAGCGTTATCATTTATTGTTATAAAACACAATTGACTGTGTTTCGCTTGTGAAATGCATTTTAGCAGTGCTAAAAAAGCCGTCAAGTAGAAAATAATGTGGTATTATGTGTCCAACACCAGTGGAGGTGATATGAGAACGTACTTTAAAGAGGGCGACCAGTACACGAGCAGGCTGGAACGGGTGCTCTCACGGTGGAGCGAGGTGGATCAGGCGTTGTACAGAGCAGCGAAAGAGGTTATGCACGGTGGCTGTACGGCAGAACAGGCAGCAGCAGAATACGATCTCTGGCCTGAGGATGTAGAAGAGATGGCAGAAGAGCTATATGCTCACGAACAGGCTCTAGACGCGCTCACACTATCTCAGGGGTTTATCAATGAGTAAGTGGATCAAAACACACCATGCATGTCCAGATCAAGACAAGTGCGGCAGCAGTGATGCCGCGAGTACTGATGAGAACGGCAAGGTTCACTGCTTCAGTTGCAACAAGGGCTTCCTGAACGGTGCAGTAGCGGCAGGAAGTGGCGACAGCGTTGGCTATGAGCCAAAGCCACTACCCAAGCCATCGTGGGGAGCTGTCCTGCACCAGCTGAGCACTGGCGAGTTCCCAGGATGCCCAGCAAGGGGGATCACAGGCGCAACAGCACGGCTGTACAGCACTCAGCACATGCCAGACAAGACGCTGTACGGCTACTTTGGCGTAGACAACCCAACAGTACCAAACGCGATCAAGACGCGCATACATGAGGGCAAGACTTTCCCTTGGGTAGGTGACCAGAAGCTGGCGCTGCTGTTCGGGCAGCAGCTGTTCCCTGCCGGTAGTGGTAAATATGTCACCGTGTGCGAGGGCGAGGAAGACGCCATGGCGAGCTACCAGTTCATGGGCAGTAAGTACCCGGTAGTGAGCATCAAGAATGGTGCCAGAGGCGCTCTGGCGGACTGTAAAGCAGCTTACCAGTGGCTCGACTCTTTCGAGAACATCGTTATCAACTTCGACAACGATGAGGCAGGGCAGGCGGCAGCTAAGGAGGTGGCGCAGCTTTTCGGTGGCAAGTCGCGTGTGATGAGACACCCACAGGGCATCAAAGACGCTTGCGAGTATTACCAGAAGGGCAAGACAGGTGAGTTTATGAACGCCTTCTGGAAAGCCGAGCGTTATGTGCCAGACGGCATCGTAGCTGCTGAAAGTCTACGCGAGGCGCTTAAGAAGCCTATAGCTGCGCCTGACCTGTTGTATCCGTGGCAGGGACTGAACAACATGCTGCGGGGCGTATACGACAGCACTTTGGTTACCTGGTGCGCTGGCTCGGGTGTGGGCAAGTCGTCTGTACTGCGAGAGATCGTCATACACGCTCTCCAGCAGACCGAGTGGAACATGGGCTTGGCATTCTTGGAAGAGACGCCAGAGCGCACTCTGCGTGGATTGGCAGGGCTTCACATGGGTAAAAGAATGCACATCGATGGCGTAGAGTACACGGCAGACGAAGTCGATCTTGCGTTTGACTCACTGGGGCTGGGGCATAGGGTGCAGTTGTGGGATCACTGGGGCAGCAGTCAGATTGATAGCGTCATCAGTCGCCTACGTTATATGTCGAAGGCAATGGGATGCAGGTTGTTGATCCTGGATCACATCAGTATCATTGTCAGTGGCAACGCGACCAGCAACGAACGCCAGAGCATTGATGAGTTGATGACACGCCTTCGCACAGAGGTTGTGCAGCAGACAGGGTGCAGCCTGCACGTTGTAAGTCACCTTACCCGCCCAGACGGTAAGCCCTTGGAAGAGGGGGCGAAGGTGACACTGAGCCTGCTGCGCGGCAGTGGCAGTATTGCGCAGCTGTCTGACGCAGTGGTGGCAGTAGAGCGTAATACGCAAGACGAAGAGCCGAGCAAACGTGATCTGCTGACACTTAGGGTACTGAAAGACCGCTTGACAGGTAGCAGCGGGGTAGCTACGCTATTGCAATTCAACCGCCAGACAGGGCGGATGACAGAGCTGGAAAATCAACTATGAGGCATATTATGACTACAGCACAAGAATTGAGTTTGCAGGACATCCTGACCAGCTTGAGGGCGCATCAAGAAGCCTTCCAAGACTTGGAGAAGGCATTCGGTGTGGCCCCGGAGCCGCCGTCAACAACACCGTTCAGTACGCTGGACACGAAGATCAAGCGAGCCATCGTGTATAGCGGGGACGATGGCATACTCAGGGAGACAGAGGACGGCACCTACGGGTTTACCATCGGCGGAGAAGAGCAGTTCTACGCGCAGCTGGTGAGCCTGTGTACCCCAGGAGAGAAGACGGAGTTGATGCATGAGTGGATTCTAACCGGAGACGAGGACAGAGCTGTTGAAGTTGTTGATTATCTCATGGCCTACTTTAACCCGATCAAGTCTATAGCGAGGGCTTCAGCAGTGCGTATCATCAATCATTTTCTTTTCAGAGACACTACAGCAGATGCGCTTATGGCGCAGGGGGAGTGATGACGCCTGAACAGTGGTCAGAAGATGGCGAGGTAGCCGATGAAAAAGCCTAACTACACGCCGGGGCCGTGGACTGTTGAGGTAGGCGCTGACAATCTTGGGCAGAAAGAGTTTGTCTACGGGTCAATTGTAAGCCCTGATCCGCTAGGATTGCATGTTTGCCGAATTTGGAGCGACACACGCGAAGCAAAAGATAACGCCCAGCTAATTGCCGCCGCCCCATCGCTTGCCGAAGCCCTGCACTCCCTGATGGAGGTTGCCAAACTTTACAGCGCCTTTGGATTTCTGGCAGAAATAGAAGCTGAAGTTGAAGAAGCTCGCAAGGCTTTGGAGTTGGCGGGATGGTATGTATGACCCCGACAACCGAAGAATTGCAAGCCGTTCTGCTGCATGCTGACTACATGGAACCTATCAGCGAGGCACTAGCGCGAAACATTCGATTGCTTGCACAGGCCGAACTCTCCCGGCGTGAGGTGAAGCCGGCGAAGTGCGTGTGTACTGGAAACACTCCCATCTGTATGCGCTACACCAAGAGTGTCAGGTGCATTTACTGCGGCCACGACCGCGCCTGCCACGGGGGTGAAAGTGATTAAGCGATACGTACCAGTATGGTTCCCAGATACCGGTCATGACGATGGCCGTGCGGAGATGCACAAATTCAAGCTGGGCAGATACCTTGATGTGGCCGATCTGCCGGTGGAGGCGCTGGAGAAGTTCCGCACTCCGTATCATTCCGCAATCACGCAAAACCTCCCTGCCAGTGATGCAGCTTGGATGGCTCGATTTTTCACATTTGAGCAGTACAACGCACTGCGCGATCTGCTGCTGGCGATCACAAACGGCGGTAACGCCACAACAGGAGAGTGATATGAACGAATTGATTGTGCAGTTACAAGAAGCCGTTTACCGCCTCAACATTGAAGGCCACAGCCATCAGGCAGACGCTGTGAAGCAGTCCATCGCTGCGCTATCCAGCAAAAAGCTGGTCGATGCCGAGGCGGTTGTGCTGAGTGTGGAGGATGCCAGCGCGATTCTGTGGAACCTTAAAAACGATAGATGGGATACAAAAAGCATGTGCGCACTTGACAATGCAATCGAACAAGCAAGGGGGAAAGGATGAAGGTATTAGTGGCTTGCGAGTACAGCGCCACTGTACGGGAGGCATTCAAGTCAAGAGGACATGACGCCTACAGTTGCGACCTGTTGCCCAGTGAGATACCAGGTAAGCACTTCCAGTGTGATGTTAGGGACGTACTAGACGCACACTGGGACATAATGATAGCACACCCGCCCTGTACTCACTTGGCAGTCTCCGGCGCTAGATGGTTCAAGGACAAGAGAGTAGAACAAGCTGAGGCATTGGAGTTTGTAAGACTACTCCTCTCAGCAGACATCCCCAAGATAGCCTTGGAGAACCCTGTAAGTATCATCAGCAGCAAGATACGCAAGCCCGACCAGATAATCCAGCCGTGGCAGTTCGGACATGGCGAGACAAAGGCGACATGCCTTTGGCTGAAAGGCTTGCCCCTGCTGGTCCCTACAGATATAGTGGAAGGACGCGAGGCGAGGGTACACATGATGCCGCCTTCGCCTGAGAGGTGGAAGGAGCGCAGCAGGACTTACAAGGGTATTGCAGAGGCAATGGCGGATCAGTGGGGTAGGTTATGAGATGTTTAGCGTGTCAGCGGGTATTGAGCGACTTTGAGGCAACGAGGCGCTACGCAGAGTCGCAGGAGTTCCTTGACCTGTGCGACAACTGCTTTGAGAGTGTGCGAGGCTCTTTTGAAGTAACCGAAAGAGCTGATCTACGCAAGTTTGAGGAGCTGGGCGATATCTACTACGGAGGCGAGGATGAATGAATCTCTATCTGGATATCGAAACCAACTATGCACATGACACTATCTGGTGCGTAGGAGTCGCCAAGGATGGGGAATCCCCCTACATAGTCACTGACATAACAGAGTTGAAGCAGTTGATCGCCAACAGCACCGCTGTTATCGGACACAACATAGTCAGCTTTGACGCTCCTGTACTGAAGCGTGTCTGGGGCGTAGTGATCCCCTTCAGCAAGATGTACGATACGCTGCTGGTCTCTCGCGTGAACTACCCTGACAGGGATGGAGGACACAGCCTTGATGCATGGGGAAGTCGTCTAGGGCTTCCCAAAGGAGACTACACCGACCACGATAGTCCGCTAGACGAAGCAAAGGCAACATACTGTAAGCAGGACATAGAAGTCACCAGGGCAACGTACAAGGCACTGCTGCAAGAGATAAAGGAGTACGAGACTTCAGCAGAGGCAGTAACGCTGGAGCATGAGGTAGCCTTCATCATAGAGAAGCAAGTAGCGAGGGGAGTTTACTACCGGAAAGAAGCAGGAAAGGCGCTGTTAGAGGCAGTTGAGTACCGCATGGCAGAGCTGGAGGCGCACTTCGCACGGCTATGCCCACCAAGAGAAGTACAGCAGTACAGCATAGCTACGAAGAAGCCTCTGAAGCCTAGGCTGGAGCACTTCAACATAGGCAGCAGAATACAGATAGTAGAGAAGATGTTCGAGTGGGGGCTAGGCCACAGCCTCACTGGCAGGACAGAGACAGGGCGCTACAAGATCGATGAGGACACGCTGGCGGGGTTGGATACGCCAGAGGCCAAGCTGCTGAACGAGTACCTTACGATACAGAAGCGGCAAGGGCTGATACAGGGATGGAACGAAGCAGTAGCTGAGGACGGCAGGATACACGGTAAGGTAATCACCAACGGCGCTGCTACAGGCCGTATGACGCATAGCACCCCCAACTTGGCACAGGTACCTAAGGTAGGGTCTCCAATGGGCAAGGAGTGCAGGGGCTTGTTCGGTGCTACACCGGGTAAGACGCTGGTAGGGATTGACGCCAGTGGGTTGGAGCTGCGTATGCTGGCGCACTACATGCAGGATGCCGGCTACGTCAAGGCAGTGGTGTCCGGCAGCAGTAAAGACGGGACAGACGTACACACAATGAATCAGAAGGCAGCAGGACTGCCGAACAGGGATGCAGCGAAGACATTTATCTACGCCTTCCTGTATGGAGCTGGCCCAGCCAAGATAGGCAGTATCGTAGGCGGCAGCTACAAAGCAGGTGTCAACATGATTGATAAGTTCATGGATGCTACACCGGCGCTGAGGACACTGAAGGCCAAGGTAGACGCTCTGGCACAGCGTGGTTATCTTCCTGGGCTTGATGGCAGGCGCTTGTGGGTACGCAGCGCACACACAGCGTTGAACACGTTACTGCAAGGCGCTGGTGCTATTGTAATGAAGAAAGCCCTTGTGATATTCTACAAGGACTTGAGAGCAGCCGGTATTGACTCTGCCTTTGTTCTCAACGTGCATGATGAATGGCAGATTGAGACAGATGTTGACAAGGCTGAAATAGTTGGTAAGCTAGGCACCGAAGCAATACGGAAGGCAGGAGAGCATTTCAAGATGCGTTGTCCTCTTGCTGGTGAGTACAAAGCAGGATTGACTTGGGCGGAGACGCACTGATATCCTGCACCGTAGTAAGAGCAGTAAAGCAGTAACTGATAACATAAACTAACGAGAAACTAACATGAGCACTGCGCCAAAAGTATTACTGAAAGACGTTACCCTGATGTGGGCAGCACTGGACACCAAGAACAGCATGTCTGATAAGTATCAGGTAGACCTTACCAACTTGTCCCCTGACGATTGCGAGAAGGTGCAGGGACTGGGCTTGGCTATCAAGACCCGCGCTGATCGTCCTGAGAAGGGAGCGTTCCTGACTCCTAAGTCGCTGTTCCCTATCGTCCCTCTGGACAAAGGCGGCAACCCCGTCAAGGCCACAGTCGGCAACGGCACCAAGGCAGACGTACTGTTGACGTACTACATACCGAAGCGTAAGCCACCGGGTGCGCCAGATCGCTCACCTACGATCCTGAAGCTCACCATCACTGACCTGTTGGAGTATGTGCCGTCTGCGTCATCTGACGGCGATCTGTAGCCGTGCTGCTAATTGACGGCGACATAATCTGTTACAGGACAGCCTTCAGCCGTGAAGTAGAGACAGTAGAGGACTGCAAAAGCGTAGCAGACGGGTACATCGACAACATCATAAAAAGAGCTGACCCGGCAGTACAAGACTACACTGTATTCCTCTCTGGCCCTACCAACTTCAGGAAGGACATAGCCGTCACCAGAGAGTACAAAGGCAACAGGAAGGCTGAGAAGCCCCAGTATCTTGACGACATTCGCGTTCATTTACTGACTGCTCACCCTTCCGACTTATCTGATGGAGAAGAAGCAGACGATAAAATCGCCATAGAAGCCACAGCAAGAGGGCATGGCGCTATCATCTGTTCCATCGATAAGGATTTCGACCAAGTTTCAGGATGGCACTTCAACTTTGTCAAGAATGAAAGATACTTCATCACGACGAAAGAGGCCATCCTGAACTTCTATTGCCAGATACTCACAGGAGATCGCATAGATAACATAGAAGGCGTCTACGGCATAGGGCCAGCAAAGGCGCGTAAGGCGCTCAGTGAGGCCACTACGGAGCTTGAGATGTTCGCTAAGTGTGTAGAGCTGTTGAAGTCTGAAGAGCGTGCTATAGAGAATGCTAGGCTGCTATGGCTGCGCCGCCAGAAGGGTCAGATATGGGAGCCGCCAACGCCATGAAGAAGGTGCCGAGTAGGAAGAACAAGAAGCCACCAGCAGGCTACGACAGTTGGTTTGAGTACGATCTGGCAACAGGGCCGCTGAAAAAGGCAGAGTTCCATCCCAGAGGTGTCCCCTATGTACAGAAGAAGACGTACTACCCGGACTTCCATAAGAACATAGACGGCATAGACTACTACTTTGAGGCAAAGGGTCGCTTCAGGGAAAGACAGGAAGCAAGGAAGTATGTAGACGTATTGGCAGGGCTTAACAGCAGTGAGCGCCTTGTGTTCATCTTCCAGAACCCAGCAACACCAATGCCAGCATCCAAGCGGCGGGAAGACGGCACTAGGCAAACAATGGGGCAGTGGGCAGACAAGAACGGCTTTGAGTATTACACGCCTCCTAGCATCCCCAAGCGATACCTATAGCGAGGAGCCACTATGCGTATATTTGTTGTCCCTGACACCCAGGTAAAGCCAGACGCGCCTATCGACCACTTACTGTGGGCAGGGCGTTACGCAGTAGACAGGAAGCCAGACGTAGTAGTGTTCATAGGCGATCACTGGGATATGCCTAGTCTGAGTAGCTACGACAAGGGAAAGAAGTCGTTTGAAGGACGTAGGTACGTCAAGGATATCAACGCAGGCAGGGAAGCTATGGCGCTGTTCATGGCACCTATCATTGAGGAGCAGGAGCGCCTCAGACGTAACAAAGAGAAGCTCTGGAAGCCTCGGCTGGTGTTCACGATGGGCAACCATGAGCAGAGAATCAATCGTGCCATAGACGATGATCCAAAGCTGGAAGGCATGATGGGCTATCGTGACTTTGGGCTTGAGCAGTGGGGCTTTGAGGTGTATGACTTCCTTGAAGTGGTAGTAATCGAAGGCGTAGCGTTCAGTCACTACTTCCCCTCTGGCGCAATGCAGAGGCCGGTAACGAGTGCTAGGGCGCTGCTGACAAAGCACCACATGAGCTGCGTACAGGGGCATGTGCAGGACAGGGATATCGCCTACGGCAAGAGAGCAGACGGCACCAGCATGACAGGCATCTTTGCTGGTATCTTCTACCAACACGATGAAGACTATCTTGGCAAGCAAGGCAACGATAGCTGGCGCGGTGTGTGGATGTTGAATGATGTACGCAATGGTGCCTTTGACGAAATGCCTATCAGCATGTCATATCTGAGGAAGAAGTATGGAGTCAATTAAGCTCTTCGTTGAGCAGAATGGCCGTCCGCTGGGGGCTTGGATACTGTGCGGAGTAGTGGGCTATATCATAGGCGGTGCTGTCATTGCCTTTGTAGCAATGATGGCTATCGTAGGTGTATCGTTGATTATGTCAGGTAAGTGACAACCAGTGAGGGCAGTATGCCAGGAACAGCAAAAGAGTGGGAGAACCTGATGCAAGACCGCTTAGATGTCGTAGGGTATGCTCAGTCTTTACGAGACCGTTCTACGTCGAGCTACGACGAAGTGGCAAGGCCGGAGCACTACAACACTAAATGCTGCGGAGACATTATGTACGACGAGGTAACTAAACCCGCGCATTATAATGTGCAAGAAGGCGGCATTGAGTGTATAGAAGCCATCAAGGCTTCGATGTCACCGGAAGAGTTCAAAGGCTATCTGAAGGGGAATGCACTGAAGTACCTGTGGCGCTACAGCTACAAAGGAAAGCCGAAGCAGGACTTGGAGAAGGCGCAGTGGTACTTGAGTAAGTTGATAGCGGAGGT